ATTTTCTGATCAAGTTGGGCTTTCTTCATCTGTAAGTCCAGCATCTTTAATTTCTTGTTAATCTTTGCTGTTTTAGCTGTGATAGCGTGACCTAACATACTACTTGCACTATTGAAGATTTCCGAACTAAAACGAGATTCTACTTGCATACCTAAGTCCATCAAGTCTTTATAGCTTGATGTGGCAAGTTCTGCCAGCTCATCCATCTCAGTGTCAGCCGCTTCAAGCCCCTTAACTTGGGGAAGTGCTGCTTCAATCTTATCTAATGTGCTTAGTGCGTTTTCGGTCACTTCTTCAGTAACTTCAGGCAAAGGAATAGTCAAATCATTCTCGTCGGATGATGCTAATTCAAATAGTTCTTCAAGCTTTTTGGTCATACAAGTATTTAGTTTTACTTGCGCCCGTTGTAAAAGATATCATCTTCTGTGATAACTCTGAAAGTTAGTCCTTGACTCTTACAATATGCCATTGCTGCTGTCCACTTAGCGTGATTGATTGCTACTACCATTCTATCTTTGGCACTTGCAACTTTGCTTTCAATGATGCTTTGTTTCTTTGGTTTTATCTCAACGACTTCAGCAACTTGCTTACCAAACTTGTTTTGATATACTACAAAGAAGTCAGGAACATAGATTGTAGGCTTACCGGTTAACGGATGCTTATATGGAATTCGCATTGACTCACTAGCCCAATATATGATGCTATCGTTACTGTCACAGAATGTCATGAAAGTGAGTTCCCATCCAGAACGATACTTGGGCTTGTGATTACCAATATACTTTTGTGGATTTTTTGGCGTGTATATGCCTTGCGCCCACTTACCCATGTTACAATACTACGTTGCGCTGTACTGCTTCGTTTGGTTTAGGTATAATTCCCACACCGTATAAAGAGGCTTTGGGTCTAAATGTATTTAGGTAATAGCAAATTACTTGATTAGTCTGTAGTTTATTAGGTGTTCCCTTAATTGTAGCTAATAAATCTAATACACTGAAGTTGCCTTCTTGTGCTATCCTAAACAAAAGTGAAGCAAAGTTGTTTGCTATTTCTTTACTTTTTGATGTTCCTAAAAAATATGAGTATACAACATCCCAATCCGTCGCATTAACGCGGAGTTTAGTTGTGTAGAAATTATCAAAAATTCTAACGGTTTGATCTAAATTTGTTACTGAATATATAGCCATAATAGTATTTATATGTTTGTAGACCGACCAGTACCAAACGGTGCTTCTACTGGAAATCCAGCTACATCACTGAAGTTTGTGCCATTGTACTGTGTTCCAGCAGTAGGTTCATCGGTGATTGGCTTAGGTGTTCTAGTTGCTCCGATTGTAGGTGCTCCGGCTAGTCCTAATAAGCCTGGAGTCTGATTTGCTCCGGGAAGTGAAAATAATGTATTTCTATTATTAGGAGTATTGTTCAGTGTGTTTATGAATGAGTTTTTAAGTTCTAGAGCAGCAGTCTCTAGTAAATTTGTATTTTTAACACTGTTGTATGCTCTACCAGCCGTCTGTATTGCACCCAATATATTTCCCCCTTTAAGAGATTCAATCGCTCCGCCTACTGCATCTACTAAACCGCCCTGACCTAAAACAGTTCCGTTAGCTCCCGGAACCATAATAGGACTTGTAGTTCTATCATAGTTTTGTTCAAGTCCAAATCCAGTGACGATATCACCGGGTTCTCTACCATCTAAATTACCATAATTATAAACTACAGTTTCATAATCTATGGTCATCTTATGTTCCATAACACCGTTTCCGGTATCATAATTATACGTATCGTGTGAAAAGTTAGTTATCACTGGATTTACAAGAGTATATGCAGTAAAGTTGTGTTGATGCAAGCCGAATACTGTTATGTTTCTAAAGAAGGGAATTTTAACTCCGCTTTGAGCAAAAGTAGCATTATTTCCGCCGGAGAAACCCCAATCAAAATTTTTATTTTCGGGAAGCTCGTAAATATCTCTATAATTGTAACTATCAGTTGATTCTGTGACCTCTCCCTCAAAAAATTGAGTTCTTTCTACGGGAGATCCACGTTCAGCCGGCAATACTGCTCCGGGCTTTGATCCATCGTTATAGTAGTAACGATAGTATGCTTCCCACATCTTGGTTATATTGTTTCCGTTATCGTCGTGGAACGTTATATCTATTGGTTCATATCTTATTTTAGTCTGTATGATTCTTTTTCTATTATACTGATTCATTTGAGCAGTAGAAAAACTATACGAAGGCAATCGCACTTCTTTGACTAATATCCCAAAGTTGGTTGACTGTGGATACGCCTCAGGATTGATATCAAAATAGGTGTGGAATAAGAACTTAAACTTAGGCGAGTTCTCGTATGAATTTGGCCTAAATGTTTTTGAAGCGTGCGTATAATCTCTAAGGTAGTCGCTGCCGAAGAAAGCTCCGGCAGCGTCCCTAAGTAAACTCTCGCCCCAGTTGCCTAGCGACATAAAGTGTCCTAACTATTAAGTCTGTCCGCCGATACCTGTTGCGATACCAGTAGACCCGTTGAATGCACGGCCGACCGCAGTGCCTACGCCGCTTGAAAGTGGTGACTGAATTGCGTTATCATAACGAAGGTTTAGTGCAATTGTTACTGCATCACTGGTTGCGTAGTTTAGATTTTGATAGTTTGCCTGCTGAATGAAGCAACCATATAGTTCCCAAGTTTCAAGAACAGTGGGAGCTAATGCGCCGTTACCACCGTCTAGAATTTCAATGTTTGTTTGGAACTTATAGTCTTGACCAGTTGCAGCAGATGCTTGCTCAACGAAATCCATCTGCTTCTGCAATTGTTGACCAATTGCTTTTGAAACTGATCCAGAAGCATCGTCGCGGATGTTTACTGTTAACGGGTTCCAAGTGTGCTTACCTGCAAGATACATTCTTGAGTTATAAACGTTTAGTGTTACTTCGTCAAACTGTACCTGTGGTCTTGAGCAGTCCATTACTTGTTTTGTTAATTGTAATCCCCCGTTAGCATCAACCCCAAAGTTCAAGAAGTTGACTCTAAAGCGGAACTGTAGTTTAGGCATCAACAGACCTTGGTTGCCGCCTGCGTTATCAGATGCTACGGTCATGTTGAACAATGATTGTGAGGCTGTTGCCATTTGTATTCTCCTGTTATAAGTATTTATCTTTTGTTAGTGGGGGCTAGGTAGCCCCCACTAAGTTTATTACTGTCCTGAAATCTCACCTGTATTGAACACACGAACCGGAATGTAGATGAATTCAATTGCCTTAACAGGCTCAATTGCTACGTCTACCCAAAGCTCGTTTCTGTCAATACGTGCTGGTGTATTGTTTGATTCATCACAGACTACGAGATAGTCATAGATACCTCTCTTAGCCACAAGATCAACCATCAATGTTTCAATAACACCTGAGATTTCTTGTCTTGTCAATGCATCATTTGGTTCGAATACGAACGGTCTTGCTGCAATTGTCAATTGACGGCGAATGTATGCAATAAGTCTTGCTACGTTAATTCTGTCTAATGCAGATTGTGCACCAGCGTTGAAGCTTGTCTTGTTGCCATAATTCAATAATCCATTTCCAGTAAAGAATACAAGTGGGTTAATCTGATTCGTGTACAATACGTCACGAATTCCGATTCTTGTCTTGATTACCTGGAACTCACCGGTTGCTGCATCAATATATCCAATGCTTGTAGCATTATCAATGACACCGCGACGAGTACCAGCTGGAGCGAACCAAGGAAACGCAATATTGTCATTACGTAGAATAGTTCTGATCATCATGTGTGATGGGGGAACTGCTACGAGATTACCACCTAAGTCACTAGCAAGACCTGATGGGTAGAATAGACCCATATAAGTGCTGCGAGTTACTAGACCGTCTTCACCAGTTGACGTTGCGCCAGCAGCATTAGTTGCCCAAGCTTGAATTGCTGTTGCATCATCTGCGAGTCTCATTGGAGTATCGCCAATGATGAATCCTGTTTCGCCACGATCAGCATTAAGAACGACCATATTTGGCTGCAATTCAGGATAGTTAGGAGTTGCAAGCAAGTTGAATGCGTTGTCCTCATCACGAATTGCAGTATTGGTATCAATCACT